TAATCTAGGCATGGTATCAAAGAATTTTTTAATGTTATTAAAACTTTCTTGTGGTAAGTTTTCAAAAAACTCTTTAATTTCTGCTATTGTACTATCTTTAGCAGGGTATATTTTATCGCCCTCAAATATATGATCAACGCAACCAGCAAGCAAGTCAAAGACCTGTTCTGCATTTACGTTTTCTATATTTGTGCCTGACTTCAATACCTTGATTGTAGGATAGTTCATTACAACGCCTAGTTTTTTATTTTCATCTATGATAATTTTATTTGTGTGTTCATCATCAACTTGTACATTGATTGTTGTTAAATCAACTTCTACATCTGCATAAGTTTGCATATCATCAGGACAAATAACTTTAAATTTAGATATTTCTCCTACTGATTTAGCACGAATATTCAAAAAGATATATTCTAAATCAAATGTTGGTAAATTTTCAACTTCTAATTTATTAAATGTACAAGCATCAACTATTTGTTTTGTTGCTTCGTATATCTCTACTTCTTTTTGAGTTTCCATAGCCATCAATAGTATCTTTTCTTCTTTTACTAAAAATGGTCTATACTTGACTTTTAATTCTTGCGATGGTAAAGTCAATTCATAAGTTGGTGTTTCAACTCTTGGTAATGTCATTATATCTCCTTAATAATATTATATATTTAGTGGTGGTATTTTAAATGGAGGAAATACTCTTCCACCTGTAATTCCGCCAATCGGAACTTTTTTCCTTAATTCGTTAAGAACGTCACGTCCCGCTCTTCTTAACTCTGGTGGCAACTTACTAATTAATCCACCAAATATTCCACCTGCTCTTGTTACTGTAGGTGAATTAAATTCTGATTGTCCTATTTCTACTGAACCTGCTTTATCAATAAAATAATTAATCCAGTATCTAAATGTAAATGTTACATCAAAAGTTTGTACTGTATTTGTATCGTAAGAATAACTTACAGGACCTATTGTTTTTGGATAACAATCAAATAATTGTATTGCATATGTAGTGTCATCTCTTTCTTGTCTGCTTGCATAATTTCCTAATTGAAATATATTAATTGGCGCAACATAATTATCATAATAATTGTAATTAAATGTTTTTGTACTAAATGCTGACTGTTGCCATAGTTCAAAATAACTACGTTCTCTTAAAAATTTATCTGCATAAAAAGTTGCTGTTATGTCAGCGGATTTAAAATCATAAACAAATTTTCTTGCTGGTCCATTATGTCTAATTTCTTTTGTTTGCACATCTCTATCTGGCATAGTAATTGCAGAACAAAATGCTTGAACCCTTTTTACATTAGCTAAATGTACAGCTCTATTTTGAGTGTTAGACGAAAATCCGTCTGCTTCATCATTATCTATTGTATCTAAACCTTTAGGTAATTGAAACTCAACATAGTATCTTGCCTTACGAGCAAATCCTTCACCCTCATTTACGTAGGATTGAAAACGACCCATAGTCGTTTCTGGATTACCACCGGCTTTCTGTCTAAGTCTTGGATCAGATTGTACATCATCAAGTGAGCGATCACGAGGCAATCCAATTCTTATATCAAAGCCACCAATTCTTTTCCCACCACGTAAGATTGCCATAGTTATTGTACTTTCTTACCACATTGACATCTTTTGCCAAAGAGTTTATCTATAATTTTTTTAAACCATTTTTTCATTAGTATGGGCTTCCTTTTTTAAATTGTTGCACTGGCAAATATACAGCCAATGCTGCCTCATCAAAGTCTATTCTTAAAAAACTAGACCTTACGTGTGAGTACAAATACTTTTTAATTGTCTTTCTCGCAATACTTATATTCTTTATACCATCATAACTTGCATTAATCTTTGTTGTTGATGACATTCCACCATCAGCAAATCTTTGTAAGTTTTGTAATAATCTAAATCGTTGTAATGGTGGTAAATAGTGAAAATTCATACCCATAAACCCTCCTGGAATTGTTTCTAAGGGTAATACAAGTGGAAAGGTATCATAGTAGGGTAATTGTTTCTTTAACTTAGGGTCATAGAAAAACATATTTAATCTACCTGGACTTGGTCGTCCATTTAGTTTACCTGATGTCATCAATTTACTTGCCGTAATTCTATCCGATAAAGACGATACAGTTTTACTATACCAACTGGCACTCTTACGAATACCACCTTGTTTATCTACTAATGGGTCGAGTATTGACGGCATATATGCTAATATTTATAATAAAAAAGGCGCCTCTTTCGAAGCGCCTTTCAAAGTAATTAAAGTGAGAGAGAATTACTCCTCTTCCGCCAACTTACTAAAATATGACATTGTATCGTCATCATCACTGGCATCAGGAGCGACTTTGTTACTTTTCGCACTACCATTGACTTGAGGCGGGAGGTCTGTCTTATCAACGGTACTTGCGCTTCTTACTCCCGTAATCGTCCTATTCAGTTTCTCTTTGAGTTCATCATAGGATTTAAAATTACTAGGGTCTAAGAAAGGTTTTAGAGCATGTTGTGATTTCCAAATCTCTTTGATTTTTTCATCACTCTCAGCAATTTGACTTACTGGCTCAAACTCGGATTTATCGTAGTTCCAATATCCATCTACTTTTCTAATTTTTAGTTTAAAGTTTGCACCTTTCCAAAAATCAAATGGATTAACTGGTTTCTCATCTTCAAACGCAGGTTGCATTGCTTCTGTAATCTTATCAAATATCTTTTTACCAAATTTGAATAAGAATACTTTACCTTCGTTTTCTGGATGCTTTGGATCTGATTGTATTAATACGTTTGCATAGTAAGATAATTTTCTTTTTCTCTTACGAGCAATTTCTTTATCACTATCTAATCCTGTATTCCATAATCTTGTATTTTCTTCTGACACAGGGTCTTTTTGACCAAGTGTAGTTAAAGAGTTTTCAATATACCAACCACCAACATCTTGGAATGCGTGTGACCATACTCTTTGCCAAGGTAAGTCTTCACCCTCAACTGCAGGTAAAAATCTAATGACAGCATAACCATTACCAGTTTTATCTAATTCTGGTTTCCAAAATCTGTCGTCTTGGTATTTTGATTTGTTTTGTTCTTTGTTCTCGGAACCGAGATTTGCCTCAATGGCTTTTGTAAGTTTGTCAAAGTTACTTGACGATTGTTTTAACGTGTCGAAATCCATAATTTATCTCCTTTGTATTTTCGTATTCGTTGTATTTGTGTTACCTATATTATCGGTATCATTTTTATTTATACGACTTTTCCATTGACTATATCCATTTACCCAATCTTTATTTGCAGTGTTTTTAATTCTACATTTAATAGATTCACAGATAGTAATTACCTTGTCGCATAATTTGTATATAATATTATTAAACATTATACTCTAATATATCACTTTATATGTAAATTGTCAAGTGTCGTTTGAAAGTCAATATATTTTAAATTTTTTACATCTCGCCATTCGTCAATAGGTTTACTTACATTATCTTGTCCCTTTTGACCTAATGGATTTACTTTAAAAAACTGCACTTTAGGATACTCTAAAAAAAGTGTTTTCCATTGTGTTTTCCAATTAATAGATGGTATTGGTTTACTTTCAGTTAACCCATAATATATTGTACCTTTATACATATTATTGATTTGATGAGTATTACTATCTAAATCGTGTCCGATTAGATAGACTTCGTTAACATCTTTATTTTGTACTAATGCAATACGACCAGAAGTTGCTCCAGCAGCATAACCTCTATCTCTTTCTCCAGGAATTAAATCATCTAAACTATGTGATTTATCATTTTGATATACCCAACTTACAAAAGCACTTTTATGATTAACTTCTTTTTTTACAACTTCAGGTTCTTTATCTTTACCTTTTCGCAATACTCCAACAATTCCATTTAAACTACTACCATGAAATACAAACTCTGATGCAAATTCTTTTTGTTTTTTGTTTTGTTTTAATACATCATATTTTTCAAAGTCATTTACTTCTTGTTCACTTACATTACCAAAGACTGTTTGTTCAAACATAGCTCTAGGTAATTTTGTCCAGTTTCTTAACCAAGTTTCATTATTTTGACAATATCCACTTTGATATATCTCATGCATAATACCATTATCTACAGCAACAAGTACATCTGGTGTGAAATCTCTATACAAAGCATTACAACCATATATCTTACCAAGTGACTTTAATTTTTGTAAATCAAAACTTTGACGACTTTCGCCGTTACCAATACAAAATACTTTAGTTGCCATTGACAAATATCTCTTTCATAATTAGTTTACACTCCGTTGCATTAAAATTAATAAAAGGTTTTACTTTGGTAATCTTAGATGCGACTTCAGGCCATACAACCCTTTCTTTAATTTCTTTATTATAATTTTGCACATACGACAAGAAGTGCTCAAAAACAACTGCCGTTTGATAGGATATTTTTTTCTGAAGAAGCAATCGTAGAAATCTTGGATGCTGTCCATCAGCAGAATTAAAACCATTATCAAAAAGAACATTGTTGCGAAGAAAATCAGCATTAATACAAACGCAATCATTTTTAAAAAAGTAGATAAATGACTCTTTACGTTTTTTATAATCTGTATAAACTTCTTTTCCATCATTTTGTAATAAGTTACCAATCCATTTTTTACTGTCTGCAAGAAAGTTGGCAACAAAGAAATCCAATATATCATCTTGTCCATATTTTACACTTAACTTATGAAAAAAGTATCTGTCTGCTCTTTTTGTAAAACTATCAAGTGTTGCATTAACTTTCCCACCATACTTTATATAGTCGTAGGATTTTGTGGTAAAATGTAATTTAACACCCAAGTATATTTTATATACGTCAAACCCGCCATACATAATTTAAATAGGCAATTGACCGCATTTAGGTATCTTTAACATACGCAAATCTACTGCTTCCATTTTTATTTTTTCTTTTAAGTTTTTACTAATTAATGAAGAAACTGAACCTACATCAATTTCATTTTGTTCACAATATAATATAACGGCCTCCATGTATGTGGTGTGTTTTTCTTTTACGATTGATTCTATTTTAAGCGAAAATTCTTTTGAGTTCATAATGTATATATTATATCACAATTTAGGTGGGTTGTCAATGGCCACTTGATGTGGCCATTGTTTATATTTAATAAAAGCTTCTAAATGAAACCAAGATAGCTAAAACAAACGTTATGATGAAAGACAAACCTATAAAAAATATATACAAAGTTTGATTTTTATTATAATGTTGTTCAACTCGTTTTTTGGTATTACTTACCCATTTGTTTTCACAAATATTGTATGGTGTCATATTACTTTCCGTTCTTTAAATTCGGAAAGAATGCTTTTACTGTATTTTGATAAGCGTCTGCAAAAGGTTTAGAGTTTTTTAAACTTTCCTCATAAACTTTTTGTCCAACTTCTTTGAATTGAGCAAACGATTCACCGTTTGTTACAAAGTCATTGAACTTTTTAGCAGTTTCAATAATATCTTCTGCAGATACTGTTGGTGCTTTAAAAGTTGTTACAACTTCGTCACCATCTTTTTTAGATGAAAACTCATAGTTGTTAACTTGTATGTTGTAATTAAACTCTACTAATTGCTTAGCGAGTCCTAATAGATCGCTTCTTATTTCATAAGCGTTTTTTGATGTTGTTGCCATAATTTACTCCTTTGTTTGTGTTTGTGTGTATAGCATTATTATTTATAATAACACATTTGAGGATAAAAGTCAATGTTATTAGAAACTAATCAATGAAATAATAAACCATAAAGATAAAAATATAATAATATAAGTTAAGGGTTTAAATCCTTTACCTTTATCATCTGGTTCTTTAAATGGATAATGTCCAAAATACATAACTTTCCTGTGTGTGTGTTTGTTATATTTATACGCCTGTTTCTGTTGCAAGGTACAGGCAAACCCCAACGGCTTAGGCCGCTAAAGCGTAACTTTCGTTAGCATTTATGTTTTTGACAGTACGTTATCAGCGATTTAACTCAAACTAGGTTTACCTGTGAATCTATCCGCTCACCCCCTCAAAGCATATCTCAATATGTTTAGAGTGGTGGAGGTGGAGGGTTTGACCCCTCGTCTTCTCCAGTTATTGACTAGTCGTCAACGTTAAATTCCTTTTCCTTGAGGTGCTTCAATCAGATCAAAGGTGTAATATAAAATACACACTTCATCACTATTGGGTACTTGTACAGTAGCAGCTGATTTAGATTTTTCTAAATTCTCGTATTGAGTTATTAAAAATACTGGTAACCCATTTTCATCGCCACCCTCTTTACCTAAACTTAATGACTTGGCGTTTAAACCCTCATTAGTTAAAAATTCATTTACTAATTCATTTGTTCCACAAATAACTGGTATCTGTGTGACATAAAAATTATAATCTTCTATTTCTTTAGCAATTGCTGTTGTAGAAAAAAGTATTGCTAGTAGTGTAATTAATTTTTTCATTTTCCCTTTAGCTGTGAGGTCGCAAGTAGGTACTCTAAATCACCGTTTTTTTATTATTCGATACTTTTGACTTTATCTTTATTTAATTCTTCGTAATATTTATAAAAACTATCTATTGATTCTACCAGTTTTGGCATATAATCTTTTTTTTCTTTTATATAAGATGTGACAGAACCGTCTTCTGCTGCAAGTAATACTACTACTTGTGAAACTTCTTTTTCAAATAGTTCTTCATACATTTGTGCATAAGCAGAACATTGCATAAAATAGTTTTCAATCCAGTTTTCTTTTCTTTCTGAATTAGCAGTCTTAAAATCTATAACAGATAGTTTACCATTGTATTCAGCAACACAATCAACTTGACCAGCGATTGTTAACTTTGGACTATACATAATTGTTTCTAATAAGTGTACGTTGTCTATTTGATCAACATATGGTTTTAACAATCTAAACAAACCAAGTGGTAATACACCTCGTTCACTTGGAGTTTCACCTTTAATATACTGTTCTACTAACGTGTGAGTTGCTTTACCTCTACGTGCAGCTCTACCCATTTCCCAATCAGCAACTTTCTCGCCAATCTTATCTCGCCATTGTTGTAAGTCTTGTTTCTTTTGAATTCCTAAAACTGTAGTAACTGACGGATAGGCTTTACCATCTATTTCGTAAAACCTAAATCCGTCTATTTTCTTTCCTACTGTTACAGGTAGTTTTGATTTATCTAAATCAATAAAATTAAATTGTTTTGCCATAATCTATATAATATATCATAAAAGACCGAAGAAGTCAACCCTAATTCGGTCTTTTATTATTTGTATTAGCTCGCTAGTTTATTGTTAATAATCATTTTATATGCTTCCACATTCAAAGTACCCATAACTTTATTATGATACTTTGAAGTAACAGCTAGATTATCAACTGTAGTTTTACCACCTTGTGACCAAGGTTTAATATGTGCGCCTTCAGCGTTTTCC